CGTTCAACTACCTGGCGGTATCACCCTTAATGGTAGAGAATTATACACAGACGCACTAGCAGAAATTGAGAAAATTGAATCAGAAGTTCTCAGTAAGTATGCAATCCCACCTATGGATGCTATAGGGTAAAGAAATATGCCTACTAGTCCCTATTTTCCAACCTACTATTCAGGACACAGTGGCGAGCAAGGTCTCGTCCAAGATCTTGTGGACGAACAAATTAAATTGTTCGGAACAGATATTTACTACATCCCAAGAATAGTTCTACAAGATAGCACTCTAGATGAAGTTAGATACTCTAAGTATCAAGAACAATTTCAAATTGAGATGATTCTACAGAACGTCATGGGATTTGGAGACAACGCTGAGTTCATCTCCAAGTTCGGTTTAAGAATTACAGATGAAATTATCTTCCGAGTATCTACTAGGAGATGGGACGAGGAAGTAGCAGAGCACAGTCCAAGTCTTACAATAACTTCTAGACCTAATGAAGGAGATTTACTTTACTTCCCACTAACACAAGACATCTACGAAATTAAGTTTGTTGGTAAGGAAGAACCATTCTTCCAGTTTGGTAAGATCCAATTCTATGCTATCACTGCTGAGATCTACGAAATCGGTAGTGATGACTTTGATACTGGAGTTGAAGAGATTGATGATGTTGAGATAGCATTTGCTAATACTATCAAACTCTTCATGGATCCTGGTGGATCTGGAGACTTTACTGTTGGTGAAGAAGTTGTTGGGGATGAGTTCCTCGCTAAAGCAACCGCAACTATTGATGGAAACAATCAGGTTGATAGTATTACTATTACAGATGGCGGATCACATTATAAACAAGCAACTCCACCCACAGTTACTATTACTGGGGGAGGTGGAACAGGTGCTACAGCAACTGCTGCAGTTAGTTCTACAGGTCTTGTTAATAGTATCTTGATTACATCTGGTGGAACTGGATATACTAGTGCTCCTACTGTCACTATTGACTACTCACCTAAGGACAATAGAGCAGAAGTCAAGTCTTGGGATAATACAACCAGAGCTCTGGAAGTATACAATAGAACAGGAACCTTTACTACTGCTGAAGTAATTACTGGTCTAACTTCAGGTGCCAAGTGGAGTCCAGAGACATTTGACACTCTAAATAATACCAACAGCAACTACGATCAGAATAGACAGATCGAAGATTCTGGTGATGAGATTATCGATTGGACAGAAGGTAATCCATTCGGTGAGTATGGTAACTTTACGGATAGCATCTAATGTTAGGATCACATTTTTATAATCAAATTGTTCGCAAGAACATTATTGCGTTTGGTACACTCTTCAATAATATTACAATGAAGAGTTCTGATCCTGGCACAGGAGAAGTATTGGAAGAACAAAAAGTTCCTCTTGCCTATGGACCAAAGCAAAAGTTTTTAGTTCGTTTGGAAGAGAATGCTGCTTCTTCTAAAGTAGCAATTACTTTGCCACGTTTATACTTTGAGATGACAGGAATTGATTACGATTCTTCCCGTAAAACATCACCAATTCAAAAATACAAAACTATCATTGATGGTAATGGTGGCGAAGTTAGAGTTCAATATGTTCCTGTTCCTTATAATATAAATTTTGAACTAGGAGTTATTGCTAAATCTCAAGATGATGCTTTACAAATTGTAGAGCAAATTCTGCCATATTTTCAACCATCTTTTAGTATCACTCTTAACATGATACCAGACATGAATGAGAAACGTGATATTGCCATTGTATTAAATGGCATTAGTGGAGAAGATGAGTGGGATGATAGTTTTCTAGAGCGTAGGTATATTGCATATACACTACAGTTTACAATGAAATCGTATCTATACGGTCCATATAATACTGCTGACGTTATCAAGAAAGCAATCATCCATGAAACTATTGGCGATCTTGATATTGGTCGTAGAACTATTACAAGAACTTATACACCAAAAGCAGTTACCGATATCAATACTGATGGAGTTATCGATGTAAATGATGATGCCTTAGTTGATGCTGGTGATGACTTTGGATTTAATGAAGGGATTCAATTCTTATGAGTAACCTAGAAGATAACATGGAGGAAATCCTCAACATTAGTGCTGAACCTGTTGAAGAATCCAAACCATCTAAACCACAACCACCTAAGGTTGATGCTGAAGATCGTGAAAAAGATTACAGATATACGCGTACTGAATTGTATTCCCTCATAGACAAGGGTCAGGAGGCGGTTAACGGGGCGTTAGAGGTCGCTCAGGAGTCAGGGCATCCAAGAGCGTATGAAGTCGCTGTAGCGGCGATGAAGCACGTTGCAGACATGACTGACAAACTTGCTGACCTTCATAAGAAGATGAAGGATCTTGACGAAGAAAAGAAAGGTCCATCCAAAGTTACCAACAACGCTATGTTTGTTGGTAGTACCGCAGAATTGCAGAAAATGCTTAAGGATATGAGCGGTGGTAAACGATAAATAAAAAGAAAGTGTCGAGAAAATGACAATCAAACCACTAGCAGAAGCTGTTGATTTAGCGGTAGCATCAGATGTAGGTGCCGCAAGTATTGTTTCTGTAATCAATACGAATAATACTGCTATCAGACTTTTAGTAGCAGAAGCATCTGCTGCTACTGTTTGGGTTGCTGCTGGGGAGAGAGTTTCTATTGAAAAGACACCTGCTGTTGTTATTTCTGCCGATGATGGAGCTACCCCAACTCCATCAGCAGTTACAGCGGCAACTGTATTCGCAACAAAAATCGCTTACGGAAACTAATGGCACAGTGGAATAAGGATGCTCAATCGTATAGAGCACAGGACACAACAAACTTTGAAGTAGTGATGATTGCCGATGAAGACGGCAACCCCATCAACTCGTTTGGTGCTGCTTCTAATATCCCCATTGCTGGCGGACAGATTGAAGGATACAATTACGTCCATAAGTTTGGTGCTAACACAGCATTAAGCAACCAAAATTTTGAGACCATCTGGGATGGTAGTAGTCTTTATCCTTGGGTGACTATGGATACTGCTGCTACTCCACTAACTACAAATGCTGAAACTGGCAACAACGGAGCAGAGATTACCATTCAAGGATTGAATGAGAACTGGGAACTAACGACAGAAGTTCTTACCCTTGATGGCACAGCACAAACCACATCAAATTCGTGGAAGCGTGTGTTCCGTGCTTTTGTTTCTGGATCACAAGCAATCACTGATGACTTTACATTATCCAAAGGTGCTACAGTAGTTCTAAAGATTGGTATTGATGCACAGCAAACACTCATGTCTCTCTATACTATTCCTGCTGGCAAGAGTGGTTATCTATTCAACTTGGATTGCACTACTCTAAAGAATGAAGAACTTACAGTTAAAGTAAAAGTAAGATTGTTTGAGAAAATTTTTAGAACCAGACATATTTTCCAAGTTGCTGGTGTTCATTACAACCACACATTCACAGCACCACTATACTACCCAGAGAAAACTGATATTGAACTACGAGCAAAAGGTAGTTCTAATGGTCTTGAGTCTTACGCTCATTTTGATCTCATCCTAGTAGATAACTAAATAATCTCGTTAAACCTCGTCGGTTGTTATGAGAGATTTCAGAGAATTTAAAGAACTCTGCGAAGCTAAGCGTGGTTTGTATGCAAACATTCACGCAAAGCGAAAACGAGGAGAAGCACCAGCGAAGTCAGGTAGTAAGGACTACCCCGCAAAGGATGCTTTTCAAAAGGCGGCGAGGACTGCCAAAGAAAGTTTTGAACTCACAACAGAATCAGCCTGGACCAAAAAAGCAGGCAAAAACAAAGAAGGAGGTCTCAATGAAAAGGGACGAAGATCTTATGAAAAGGAAAATCCAGGATCTGACCTTAAAGCACCAAGCAAAAAGGTTGGAAACCCCCGTCGCGCATCATTCTGTGCTCGAATGAAAGGATTAAAGAAAAAATTAACTTCTAAAAAAACTGCTGGCGACAAGGATAGTAGAATCAATAAAAGTTTGCGTAAGTGGAATTGCTGACATACTTGTTAAAAGTATGTTAAAATAGAGCAATTTTACTCACACGATCTATAATTATATTATGAGTTCTGATATGACAATGCGTTTAAACGACAGCGACATCACACGTTTGATTACAGCTTGCCGTCTCTACCAAGAGAAGACAGGTTCGGAATACATGTGGGATGAATATAATGATTTAATTTCCAAACTTAATACTTACCAAGAACAACATTCTACATCAAAATGAAAGTTGGAATGATAAGTATCGCAGGATGGTCTCCTGAATTAAAAAAACGATATAACTTTGCTTTATCAGCATTCTCAAGAATGTATGGTACAAGTCATATCACAATGGAGATGATGCATTTCAGTTATAGGTGGGCAGATTCTGATAACAATCACCCAGAAGGAACATTGACACATATAGATTTTTACTTCCGAGACTTATGGACAAACGCAATATGAAATTAATACCATCAATGATAATTTTGGGTGGTATTACTTACTTTGTTATTTGGGGAATCAATAACGCTTATCCAGTATGATGTTACAATTTGCTAGATTCTGTGGTGTTGTATTAAACAACCCATACGGATTAGGATTCCTCTCAACCATTTTAGTCTTTGTCCCCATCATAGGAATGTGGGCAGTTCATAAATATAGATGGGAACACTGGCAACCTTTCCACAAAAAATGAATACCGGACCAGACTACACCGTAGATTTAACAATAGAAGATGTGCGTCTTTTACATCACTGCGTAATAAAAAGATTGGAGATGTGGGAAGGGTCTCCTGCTCGTCCACCAGAAGAACAAGAGCACTTGTGGGTAATGCGTGACTCTCTTTTCCGAATGATGTTAGATTATAAATTTAATGAACTTTGAATTAACTATGGAAGATTTTACAATCATCCAAAATGCTTTACACTATTATAAAAAAGTAGAGAAGTATCCTAACTTCGCTCATTTTGATGAAGAAAGAATTAATCTATTGAGAGATAAACTTTCATATCAAATGATTCCATCGCGTAAAAGTAAAAGAGATGAGTAGTTACTTACCATTTATTTTAACTGGTTTGTTTTGCTCCTTTGGAGTAATTCTCTTTTTCCTATCTATTATTGAATTATGAGTGCTGTATTTGTATTTGGATTTGTTTTACTACTAACGATAGGAATGGAACTTACTTGGCCAGTTAAGAAATGAATTTATTATTACATCCACACACTAATGTAAACGATCCTGTGTGGTCGGTTATTTTTATGGTCTTCCTTTCTCTTTGTATGGCTGGTTATTGTATCTACTATATACTAGGAGTAGATGAAAGAGAATCTCATGGGTGCTATGAAACCACCAAGCAGGAAGTCCTGTTATAATTTTAGAGTAGTGGAGGTAAATCGTGTTCTTGATGGAGATACGCTGGATATAACAATAGATTTGGGGTTTGACTTATACAAAAAGGAACGTGTAAGGGTAGCGGGTGTGGATACGCCAGAGAAGAGGACCAAAAACCTAGAGGAGAAAGCACTTGGAATCGACGCAACCAACTGGCTCAAAGAAAAACTCGAAGGCACTTTGGCTGGTGATGATGAGTTGTCTGTTAGGACTGAACTTGTTGGTGGCACTGGCAAATACGGGCGTCTTCTGGGTTGGCTTTACATTGGGGACGACAGTGTGTCCCTTAACGAGCAAATGATTGAAGAAGGACTAGCGTGGGAATACGATGGGGGGACAAAGAAAAAAGATTTTGAGGAACTTCGTGAGATACGCAGGAGGTTAGGAACTCTTGTAGAGTAATGTAAAGTTTTATTACTTGCTCACCCTTATGGTGGATAAAGTGGATAAATAATAGTAGTTATATGTTCTACTATGAAACATATTCACCATATTGTTCCTAAACATATGGGAGGAACTGATGATCCTTCCAATCTTATTGAGTTGTCTGTTGAAGAACACGCAGAGGCTCACAGGAAGTTGTATGAGGAGCACGGATGTTGGGAAGATAGAGTCGCATATCAAGCATTGGGAGGGATTATTGGTAAGGAGGAGATTATATCTCAAGTATTAAGTGAAAGTGGTAAGAGAGGTGGTGCTAAAGGTAAAGGTAGAGTTGCTTGGAACAAGGGTAAAAAACTTGGTCCTAATGAAAAACTAAGAGAATATAATAAGACCAGAGTATATTCTGAAGAACAGAAAGAGAGGATGAGAGCAGGTGGAGTTAATGCTGGAAAGAAAAATAAAGGCAGAAAGAGACCTGATCTTGCGGAAAGAAATAAGGAACGCAAAGGTCTAAATATTCCAAGAGATGAAAATGGTAGGTTTGTATGATTGATGGAGGCACTAAAGATATGAACCTTGAAGCACTAAGAGAAATTCGTAGAGCACATGGAACACTAGTAGAAGATGTGTAAACCAACACTTATAAAAATGTATCCTAACGATACAATTTTTTTCACTACATACACTATAATGTTTGTAGTGGAATAATATTATGCTTGGCATATATGTAATCATCTCTCTCTCATTGTCCTCATGGTAGCGTATGCTGGCGTGGAAGAAACTATGCGCTTATTCGCTTATGCTGATCTTGTGATCAGGTATCAGTGGATCAAATTTAAAATGTTCATGATGAGACGTAAATTAGAACAACAACTTATAAAGGATCTACCCAACTTCAACAAACTCGCAAAGGAATTAAAAGATGACCAACGATAAGGAACTGTCTGATCTTAAATTACAAAGAAAAGAATGTCCCAAATGTCATGCTGTCTGGATTAATGGCACACATATTTGGTCTGGCACT